CGGCGGTCTTCACCTCGCGCTTTTCCCCGCTGCTGAACACCGCCAGCTCGCCGCCCTCGACCGTCACCGTTCCGTCCTGCGCCGAGGCCACGTCCTGCATCTCATGCTGGCTCAGCTTTCTCGATAGCCACATCGTCTCTCACTCCCTCTGCATCGTCACTTCGCACGCCTCTCCGCTCTCGCCGAAGCGCCTCACGCACTCGATCACGCGGAAATTGCCCACAATGCCGATCTTCGTCCCGCTCACCGCCGCGATATCCCCCGGCGCGGCGGTGAACCGCCCCGCGATCGTCACGCGCAGCGTCTCCGCGCCCCCCTTCGACTTTGCGATCTGATACTCCCCCGTGTAGCGCATTGCCTGCGTGCCGCTGCGCGCCGGCACGTAAAATACGCGCCTGCTCGTGCCGCCGCGAGCACAGAACGCCTCGTTTTTCACGCTCTGCTTCACGCCCGCCTTGCTGTCCACCACCAGCGCCTCAGCGATCACGCCGTAGCGCTTGTCGCAGTAGGCGAGCGCCGTCACCGGCGTTTTGGCGTCAATGCTCACGCGCGCGGCCCTGCGGTTTTTCTTCACTTCCAGCGCGCCCGTCTTGTCGAAATACGGCGCGATCCCTCCGTGCAGCGCTGCAAAATCGTTCAGCGCCTTCCACTGGCTCGACCCGTTCGCCACGCGGTACCGTGCCGCAGCCGTCACCGCGTCATAGCCCGTGCACACAATGCCGTACGGCGTCACATGGTTTTTGAGGATCTCCTCCATCGTCGCCCACTGATAGCTCACGCTCTCTGCCTCGTTGTCGAGCAGCAGCGCCGCCATGCCGCGTCCGCTCACCTCAAGCTGCAAGCCCTTTTCATCGCATGTCACGCCGCACTCGTCCACAACGCCCGCAAATTCGACCGTGCCGTCCTCTCTCGCCGTGAAGCGCACCGCCCGCCGCAGCGTCTCCGCCATCGCAGGCTCGTATGCGCACCGCAGCGTAAAGCTGTCGCACGGCACGCTTCCCGTGTAGGAAAATTCCCACTTCAGCAGCGTCGGCAGCTCAAACTGCGCACCGTCGCACGTCGTCAGATACCCCTTCATCACGGCAGCGTCACCCGCTCTCCCACGGCGATCCTGTTGGGATTTTTGATCTGCGGATTCACGTTCAAAAGCGCCGTCAGCGTCACGCCATACGTGTTCGCGATGCCCCACAGCGTGTCGCCGCGCTTGACCGTGTAGTACGAGCTCGCCGTTTTCGTTCCCGTGCCCGCGCTGCCGCTTCCGCCGCTCACGCGGATGAGCGACGTATCGAGTGGGCTCGTCTCCCAGAAGGCAAAGCGATAGCGCACGTAGTTTTCAAGCGGCTGCTGCGCCAGTTCCAGCAACACAAAGTACGCCTGCGACGCCTGCCACACCGGATGGATCAGCAGCCCCGGCCCGCCCTGGTAGAAGACCGATGCCAGCTTTTTGAACTCGTCGTAGGCGCCCTTCCCCGCAAAAACGCCTTCGCCCTCCATCACGCGGTAGCTCATTCCGAGATCCTGCATCCCGTAGCGCCCGAACGGCACCTTCGCCACTGCCACCTGCCGCTTGAACGAGATGGTGTAGGTCTCCGGGTTGTGCGGCCAGACATAATCCTTGTATCGCATCGGTGCAAGGTTCATCCTCCCGCCCCTTTCTCAGTAAAATAAAAATCCGCCGTCGTATCGGCGCGCGTCGCGCTCTAAGCTCAGCGAAAACGACTCCGTCTCACGCACCTCCTGCTCCTGCGCGAGTGAAAAGTCATTTTTCCCTCGCGCTGCCGCCGCGCTCGCCCCGTCGCGGCCGTCCGCGCTCAGGAGCTTTCTTATCCAGTCGGACGCATTGTCCGCGCTCTCGGCCTTCCTCGCGCGCAGAAGCGCAGCGTTCGCCGCCGCAGTGCCCGCCAAATCGGCAGAAAACGCCGTCTCCCTCTCCGAGCCATCATCTTCTTGCGTCGCACCCAGCCCGAGCTTTTGCCCAAGCCGCACCGCCGCCGTCTCCACCGGATCATCCGCTGCTTCTGCCGCAGTTTCCGCGCCGCCGCTCATCTCCGCATCCTGCGCCGCGGCTTCCTCTTCCGAAAGCTGCGCCTCCGCCGCCTTTTTCTGCGCCGTCCCCTCCGGCACAAGGGAGAGGCGCTTTTTCAGTGTCTCTTCCCGCGCGCGCCACAGCTCTGCGCCTCTTTGCAGCGCCCATTCGATGTAATTCAAGGTTTTCGCCCCTCCTTCATGCGGATAAAGCGCGCCATATCAAAGCTCGCGTTGCCGCCGCCTGCGGTTTCGCCGAGCTTTGCGCCGCAAATGCTGCACCGTGCCTCCTCCGCGCGCGTCCGGCACTCGGGGCACAGCCGCTCCATCGCCTCCTCGCGGTCGAGCATCTCGTGCACAAGGCAATAGAGGTAGTCCGCGTCCGTCATCTCCTGCGCGCGCTTTTCGCTCGGCAGCGCGCCGGCATATCGGAGCACGCGCCATTTCAGCCGTTCGTAGGGCGCGTGCTCCATGCTTTTTTTAGCGCTTCCACCTTCTCGCGCCCGTCCTCGCTCGACGGGTTCTCCGCCCCGTCAAGCAGCGCGTAGCACCGCACCAGCTCGTTGATCTCGCCGACGCTCAGTGCATTTTCAACGTCCTCCGCGCTTGCAAAGGCCGCCTCTTCGCCCTCCGTCAGGCTTCTTTTGAGCAGCGCCGCGTTCGCGCGCAACGCACGCTCTTCTTCGTCGGCGCAGTCAAGCTGCGCGATCTCGCGCCGCAGCGAGAGCGTCTCACGGGCCGAAAGCAGCCGCATCGCGCACGTTCTCTCCCCGATGCGCACCGTCTTCTCCCGCTCGCGCCCCAAAAAGTTCAGCAGAAGCTCGTCCATCAGCTTGCGATCTCCATGCGCTTACGCGCGATGATCGTCACCTTCTCCGCCGCCGGGTCGCCGAGCTTGCCCGCCTCCTCAATGCTGCTCCAGCGGCACTGCGAGTAGATGATGCGCTTGTCCGGCTTGCAGATCACAAGCGAAAAGTCGTTCAGATCATAGAAGTTGATGCCGTCGCTGATGGCCTCATCCGTCGCGTACAGGCGGCTCAACTCCAGCGTGTACTTGTTCGCGCCCGCGATCGTCGCCACCGGCTCGTTTTCGCCAAAGGCCTCAATCTCGCGGCTCGTGCGCGTCGCTCTCGTCGTGTAGCTCTGCACCACCGCCACCTTTTTGCCGTCGACTTCGAGATAGATGTCGCTGCTCAGCGGCAATACCGTATTCGCCATATTTTTCCTCCTTACACCGTGATGTGCGCCGTCAGATAGATGCGGTTCAGCCCGTGCGCCACCGTAAAGCTGAATTCCACCAGGCACACCGTCGGGTCGCTCTTGAGCGCGCTCACCAGCACCTCGCCGTAGCTGTCCACGATCTCGCGGCTCTTCATCTCCTCGAGCTCCAGCACCACCTGCGAGCGGATGGCCCCACGGCTCTGCGCGGTGTTCTTGCTTCTGGCAAAGCGCGTACGCAGCGCGCTGCGGATCGTCGGGATGACCTCATCCACGATCAAAATGGTCGTCAGCTCGCGCCACGTCGTGTCCGCCGCCCCGCCGCTCGAAGTCTTCGTCGTGATACCTCGCACCGGCGAGGAAACGCCGCCCACCGTCTCGATCGGCGTCACGCCGCCGCGCACCAGCTGGTCGATCTCATTGTCACTCAGTCTCTTGCCCGCCGCGCCGAAAAGCGTCAGCTCCGCGCCGTTGATAGGCACGGACGGGTCGGTGTTTCCCGCGATCACCGCCGCCACCGCCGCCGCGGCAAACACCGCGCTCATCGTACCGCCGTCGTCCGATGCGATATCCGGTCCCACCAGCACTACGCGCTCGCTGTTGACAGCCTTCGCGCGGTTCACCATCTGCGCGACCGTCTCTTCCGAACCACCGATGACCGCGATGCGCTCGCGTCTCGCCGCCGAGGCATCCTCTGCCGCCGTTTTGAGGAGCAGATGCACGCTCTGCGCCGCGCTGTCGCACACCATCACGCCGACATCTTCCTCATCAGAGAGCGCCGCAAACGCGCTCGCGTAGTCCTTCTCTTCACTCTCGTCCTTGCCCACGGCCACAGCCTTCACTGCACCCGCGCCGTTGGCGAAGAGGAATTTGAGCAGCGTGCTCATGCCATACACGCCGCTCGCATCCTCCCCGAATACGCTCTTTCCCTCTTCATACGAGGTGATGAGCTCCACCTTATTGGCCGTCCCCTTCGTCGCCACCGCTGCCGCGCCGATCGTCTTCGCCGCAGCGCTCGCGCTCACCACGCTCGATGCGTCGTAGGACGAATACACGCCCGGCCGCTCATGGATCGTACTATTCACGTTCTTTCACCGTACCTTTCAATATAAAATCGGTAAACACCGTCTCATCCTCTGCCGCCTCCGCGACAAAGTACGCCGCATATTTCGCGCTCGCGTCCAGCCGGAACATGCCCGTCGTCTTGTCCCAGCCGGTCTTGCCCCACTGGAGCGATCCGAGCTTCAGCCCCTCCGGCAGCGCCGTCATCAGTGCCTGCGTCACCACCTCCGCCGCTTTTTCGCAGCCCGCCGCGCCCAGCGTCCTCGGCGCATACACCTCGATGAGCAGCGTCAGCAGCATTTTCCGCC